CGTTCGAGCCGGACATGGCAAAGCACGAGGTGTATAAAAAGCAGTATGCGAAGTATAAGGTGCTGTTTAAATCGCTCGGCGAGCTCTTCGAATTGGACGCAAAGGAGTGAAAACTATCGGGTAAACGTATTTGTTCAGTCGGACAAAACTTGACTTTTCCGTGTCGTTACCATAATACGGTGGCAAATGGTAGTCAGGGCAAAAAGCGGTAGCGCCGAATATTTTGTGTATTCTCCGAAAGCCAGATAATTTAAGTGGTCCATGGGGCAAGGTTCATCCTTGCCCTATATCGTTACCGTAACACGGCAGCGATGGACAGTCAAGGCCGTCAGAGCGAAGCGTGCCTTGACTGCCCATCGCCGCCGTGTTAGCCGCTCTAAAGCCGGATATTAACCCGGTCGCCGAAGTAAATCATCAGGTGCATTAGGATGCTACCCCAATCCTTGATCGGCATTGTCCATTTGTCCGTGACCTGCATCGTAACCAGATAAAGCTGCTTTGAAAGAGCATCGTCGCTGACTAAGGTGCTCTTTGTTTTGGTAGCCTTCCGCAGTTGGCGGTAAAAATCCTTAGCAAGCCACTTTTTCCGCATCTTCATTTGTTGCATTGTACTTCCACCTCCATTCCCGACTTAAACCTAACAACCATATACCTATCATATACTGTTACCCGCTCGACAAGCTTCCTCACCAGGATATCGTCAAATTCGATGATCGCCCCGTCCTGCATATCCACATACTCAATCGCCTCCGAAACCCGACGGCGCTTATTTTCTATGTCGGCCACCCGCCCCTTCAACTCTCGTAACCGATTTATCTCCCCGACCACGCTGTCGTACGACTCCTTGGAATTCGCCAACTGAAGCAGCTCGGCCTGAAGCTCCTCTAGCCGCACATCTATCTCTCCCTCGCCAATCACTGCCTCTACATTCTCCCGTAGAGCCGATATAAAGGCTTCCTTATCCTGTAATACCTGATTAATCGCCTTTAAAACGCCCTGGTGCAGGACTCCCTCATTCATAGTGGAAGACGTGCAGTCCTTTCCCTTCTCTTCCAGCCTGCTCACGCAGCGCCATACGATGGACCTGCACCCCCGGTTATTCCAGTGCACCCGCCGGTAGATCTCACCACACTCTCCGCAGAATACGATACCGGAAAGTGCGTATTTCGAGCTGTATCCCCGCTCACGGTGCGCCATTTCCTCCTGCACCTGCGTGAACAGCTCGCGCGGGATGATCGCTTCGTGGCTGTTCTCCACGTAGTACTGCGGCACGATGCCTTTATTAACCACGCGCTTCTTTGATAGAAAATCCACCGTATACGTCTTCTGCAGCAGCGCATCGCCGATGTACTTTTCATTCCTTAGTATCTTTCGCAGTGTCTCCGGCCGCCACTTTTGTTTACCGGCTGCAGTCAGGATGCCATCCGCCTCAAGGCCTCGCCCGATCTGCAGCATGCTGGCTCCCTCAAGGTACTCGCGGAATATGCGTCTGACCACCTCAGCCTCTTTGGGCTCAATCACCAGGCGCTTGCTTTCATCCTTCGTATACCCCAGGAACCGGTTATGATTGACCTGGACCTCCCCCTGCTGGAAACGGTATTGGATGCCGAGCTTGACGTTCTGGCTGAGCGATTGGCTCTCCTGCTGAGCGAGGGATGCCATGATGGTCAGCATAATCTCGCCCTTCGAGTCCATTGTGTTGATATTCTCTTTTTCAAAGTATACCGGTATCCCCTTGTCCTTAAGCAGCCGGATGAATTTTAAGCAATCCAGCGTGTTGCGGGCGAAGCGGCTGATCGACTTTGTAATCACCATGTCGATCTTTCCGGCCAGGCATTGCTCGATCATCCGGTTGAAATCCGCTCTTTTCTTGGTGTTGGTGCCGGATATCCCTTCGTCCGCGAATATGCCCGCGAGCGTCCATTCCGGATTGCCATTGATATAGGACGTGTAATGTTCGATCTGGGCTTCGTAGCTGGTCGCCTGCTCCTCATTGTCGGTGGACACCCGGCAGTACGCCGCGACGCGGAGTTTCTGTGTTTCATCCTTTGCAGTGCCGCCTACCCGGGCTTGTACCGCAGGGATTACCCTTACGTTTTTATTCATCCGCTACCGCCTCACATTCTATTAAACTATATGCGTACTCCGCTTGTTTGAAAGGATCGTTATAACGCTGCTCTGGCGCTGATGCATGGAAACGCAGCGTGGGAATAAACCTTTCCTGCGTCTGCGGCTCTCGTACTTTTCCTGAAGCTTCCGCCCGGTGAATCCTTTTTTCCTGTACATTTTCGAACAGGTCCCCATCGATAATCTGTGGGTAGAAACCACCCCCCGCGTACCGCTTGTCCCTTAGCATGATGCCGATGGATGCGTGGCAGCGCTTGAGCCCCGCCCGTCTGGCTGCCTCGTTCATGGAAAGGCCGGAGATATATCCTTCAAATAGTGCCCTCACCTGTTTCGCGGTTAGTCCATCCACGACCGCCTTTCCGTCCTTGATCCTGTACCCGAATGGCGTCATTACCGCACCAGCCTTTCACGTAGCGTTATACCGCATTTCATCTTGAATCCAACCTCCTTCGGCGAGTAAACCATGATACTGCCCACGAAACATTCGAACACCGCTTCGTCAAAGCCGCTGATACACCCGTCCGCTTTGGCAGCGAATTTATACAGCCTGTCGACCTCGGCTGCTGTTGCCAATCCCCCGCTTACCGTTTGGGAAAGCGCCTCTTTTCGTTCGCGCAGATTTACAACCTCCGTCCGGAGCTCATTGGTCTGCGTGGTGAATAGCGCGGAATTGATGTATCCTTTACTCGCCAGCTCCGTAAGCACGCGGCCCTTCTCGGCATTCTCTTCAATCATGCGCTCGGTTTCCTGTATCTGATCGAGATCCACAGCAGTATCAGCATCTTTGAGGTGCTGCTTCAACGGTCTAAGTATAAATGCATGCCCGAATATCAGCTTATTCATCATCGTCACAAACGCCCGGTGGATCTCATCCTCCCGGATGAAGCGCATCTTGCATTCGGAGATATCTCGGATATGCCTAGAGCAGCACCATGCGACATATAGATTTCCCTTGCCATGAGTCCTGCGTTTAAAGGTGCTACCGCACTCGGCGCATCGGATTCTCCCTGAAAATAAATAGCGGGACTGATACTTCCCGCTACCTTTGGCTATTCCCTTTTCCTTCCTGTGCTGTTCGAGTATCTTCGCCACGGCTTCGAATTCCTCGTGGCTCACGATCGGATCGTGGTGGTCTGGTATGTGGTACCGGTCCTTCTGGCCGCGGTTGGTGTGCCGGTTGAAGTGATCATCCGTATACGTCTTTTGGAAGACGGCATCCCCGGTGTAGCTCGGGTTAGAGAGGATGCTTCGCACAGCGGACGATTGCCATTGCCCTCCGTGCTTGGCTGGTATCCCATCAGCGTTCAGGGCGTCGGCGATTTTCTGTACTCCATTACCGGATAGCGCGTCGGAGAAGATACGGCGCACGACCGCGGCCCGTTCTGGATTGATTGCTAACTTCCCCTCCAAATAATCATACCCATACGGGGGGCTGGACATCTTGAACGTACCGTTTTTAAACCTGCGCTGGATACTCCATTTATTATTCTGGGAAATGGATATGGACTCATTTTCCGCGAGGCTGCCTAGGATCGTCAGCATCAGCTCGCCGTCCATGGACTGGGTATTGATATTCTCTTTTTCAAAGAAGATGTACACGCCAAGGCTGTTGAGTTTTCGGATGATCTCCAGACAGTCCATGGTATTCCTCACGAACCGGCTGATAGATTTTGTGAGTATGAAATCAATCTTTTCGCTTTCGCAATCGGCCAGCAGGCGAAGAAGCCCGGCGCGTTTCTCCTTCTTCGTGCCGCTGATCCCTTCATCATAGTAAACTCCCGCATACTCCCACGCGGGATTGGATTGAATATGGTGCTCGTAATGCTGCTTCTGTGCTTCCAGGCTGGCGAGCTGATCGTCATTATCGGTGGACACCCGGCAGTAAGCTGCGACACGAAGCCTGGATATTGAAGTCCGATTGGGCTCGATCTTTGTGACTCTGGGCATCCTTTCACCCCCGTTAGCATGTCATGTTACCGTAATCTGTGGCTAATAGCAAGCAATTACACCATCAATTCCGCCAGCGCGGGGCAGAAAGATTGGCGGTTCAGCGCGTCGATTTTCTTGTGTTCATCGGGCGATATCAGCCCTTTGTTGAGCATGCCATCAAGGATCTTACGGGAGCGCCAATAATTCAGTTCCCGCTGTAATGCCTCGGGTGTTACCTGCTTACGAGAGGCTGGTAGCTCCTGTTTTTTATCGGCCAACCTTATTGTCTGCGCCATATTTCCCCCTATAAAAAATTAAGGGCCTGCGCAACGCAAGCCCTATCAAACCTATTGATCTAAAACCCATCTTTCTTCTCCGGGTTATTGAGTATCCCGATCGCAATGCCCGCCGCAATGGCCAAGGTCACGAACTGGTCCCACCCCGGGATTTCATACCCCACCCATGATTTCACGACGAAAAAAATAAGCGCTGCGATCGCGCTCCAAGCCACCGGGCTCCTCCATCTGCTCTGCTGCATCCTCTACTCCTCCCTTATCTTCAGTTTCTGGCCCACCAATATCAGCGACGGGTTCCTCAGATCGTTCAACCTCGCCAGCGCTGATACGGTCGTTTTGTACTTTCTCGCGATCTCCCACAGGGTATCGCCCTTCCTCACGGTGTAGGTCAGGTACGTTTTAGGAATGGTTTGCTTCCTGAACACCGCATAGCTATCATCGTACTCCACATCTTTCAGCTTACCGTAGTACACCCATTTCTGCGTGCTAATGTCGGATATCACGACGCCGTGGGATACGCCCCGGCTCTCGCATACCTTGCCGCCGCCGAGGTATATGCCGATGTGCCCATTCTTCCATACCGCGAGCCCGGCTATCTCAGGGATATCCTTAACGCTTCCCCGCTTTACAAACTGCGATTTGAACCCGTTTGCTGTCCGGTCCGCATACTCCGGGTTCTTCGCCCGAAACGCCTGCACGATCAGCCCCGAGCAATCCACGATGCGCCTCGATAGTGTGTACCATCGCTTCGCACTGCTGAGAAAATAGCTCGCGGGCTTGCCGGAGCGCTTCATGTCCGCCCATCTTCTCGCGAGCTCCTCGGTGTACAGCTCGCCCTGCCCGCCCAGCACGTAGCCCCACCGTGCCTTGTGGTACGTGACCTTGTTTACCTCCTTCTCCACCGGGCTGTCCACGCCCGCCATTTTCAGCACTTCCGCTACCAGATCCCTGTTGGTCATTGGTTTTTCTCCTTTCTTACTGTGGGTAATTCGTTCATCTCCGTAACGATGTGGTCGATCGCCCCGTTGCCGCCCAGCGCCTTGTACGCCGCGTGCATTTCCTCCGTGTTCTCCCGTACAGCCAGCGGGCAGTATCCCTGCCGTATGTAATCCTCATAGCTGTGGATGATCCGGTCGCGCAGCATGCAGCGGATACCGGTCTGGACGGCGCTGGTGGCTTTGCGCGTCGTCTTCGCTTCCTGGATTAACCTCCGTACCAAAAACGAAAGCCCTGTCAGGATCAATCCGAACAGGGCTTCCAGCCAGTACCTCGATATGAAATCAAGCAATATGCTTACCCCCTTATCCCAACGGCCGCCACGCGCCGCCCACGTTTACTTGTATCTCCGTGACATGCCGCCAAACGCCGCCTATGTTCATCCATGCGGCGCTGATCTGATGCCATGAGCCGCCGACCTGTATTTGAGGAAACGGATAGTCCCACGTGATGCTGAGCAGCGACGCATAATCCGTTCCGTACTCTCTTGAGCGAAAATATTTCGCGGTGCTGTTGGACGTACCCGTGTAATATACGCGAAATCCATTCCACGAAATCGATCTGTTCATCACAGCCTGCATGTGCGCCGTCACGTCCCACGCGTGCCACGTATCCTCGCCTTGCACATTGTGGTACGCTGCCGGGGAACCGGCCGCAGTCCCCGGTGCATTATTTAGCACGAGGCCGCCTTCCGTCCACGCGCCGCATGCAAGAGTCGCGGCGCATTGGATTACCGGCGTCTGCCAGTCGTTCTCATCGTCGTATTGAAGTAAGCTTAAGCTCGCACCGCTTACCCGCGCATATGCCGGGAGTGAGGACAGGTCGAAGTTCACATATATCTCCCGGTACGTACCGTCACTGTATCGCCCCAGGAATATCTTTTCGGACGTTCCGTAATTCGTGTCCGGGTGCAGGCTCGAAACGACCGTGTCAGCGCTCGCCCGCAGTGTGCTTGTCTGGGCCATCCCCTGTCACCGCCTTACACATATTTCACGTACAGCGTGCCCTGCGGCATGCTGCTATCGATGCCCGGCGCACCGGTATTATTGAACACGATGTTCGGTACCGCTGACACATTCGCGTTCAGTGCCCCGGTGATGCGAAGTGAAGCCAATGTCGTATGCGTATGGCTCGCTGCAGCCTTCAGCGCCAGCGCCGCGTCGATTTCCGACTCGGTGTAGTACCGGGTGTCATGGTTGTGGCTGGTATCGGACTTAATCGCCAGCTTCGTATCCACCTCGTCCTCGGTGTAATAACGATCGTCGTGCGTATGCCCCAGCGCCGATTTCAGCGCCAGCGCCGCGTTGATTTCAGCCTCGGTGTAGTACCGGTCGTCGTGCGCATGGCCCGCCGGGGATTTGCCCGCGAGCTGGTTCGCGAGGTCGGTGATGTCCGTGATGGCATGGCCGTGCTTTCCCGCTGCTGCGATACGACGGTCGGTCAGCGTAGCGTTTGCAAGCGTAGCCGCGCCCGGCGGCACCGTCACCGCCATCAGTTTTATCTGGTACACACCATCCGCATAGGATACAGCTGGTTCGGCCGGTGATGCTGCCGGGGTTCCTTCCATAACCACCACGCGTCCGCCGCGCACCGCCGTATTCGTATTGCTCTCCACCGTAATCACGTCGATGCGGGCATATGTGGCATGGCCGCCCGCGAGCGTGACGGTTTCGGTGGCATCGGAGAATACCGCCCGGCCTCCGATGATCGCGCTGCCCGCCGCCACATCGATGCCCATCTGCTGTGCGGATTTCGTGCACAGGAATGAATTCAAATTGTCGAACACCACACCGCTGCCGACCACGAGGCTCAACCGATCGGCTTCATTCTGTGCGGTGATCTTCCTGTCCCCGTTCGTACTCACGTAGGGATAGCTGGTAAATGCCATATAGTTCTCCTGTTAAGCTGTACGCTTCCACATGTAGACCACGATGGAAGGCTGGATGTTGTTGTGCGCTCCCCCGCCACCGGCGCTCTGGTTTACGGCCGTTGCTGCGATATTCACAGCCGTCGCCGCATTGTTCAATGCCGTCGCCACGTCGTTCGCTGCCGTGGCAGCCTGATTCGCTGCAGTCGCGTTCATCGCGATCAGCGATTCATCATAAACGGTGCCGCTTGAGTAGCCCGTCTGGTAACCGGAGC